TTCAGCGCGTACCCTTGGTCACTGATCGGTACAGGACACGAAAGCCAAGAGTCGGAATCGTAGATATCAATGTTCGGAATCGCTTCGCACCAAGCGCCTGCCTGCACCCAGGAGATCATTGGGACCTTGCCGAAATGTTGATTAATTTTGCTGACGTTGCTGACGTTGCTGAAGGTTTTTAGGGGCTCATAATTTTCGCCAGTTACCTTCATTGGCAGCACTCCGTACTCCAGCCATTCACGACGGACCTTAAGCCATGAACAGAGCGCAACCATGCTGTCCGCTTCAGCTATCGCTTCACCATTTAGCCACTTGCTGATGGCCTGAGTGGTCTTGTCGACCCCTAAACTTTTTAATTGACGATGAATATCTACCCCACGGCCTCGGCTTCGTACGCCGGCTTCGTTTAGGGCTACGTGTAGGCGCTCGCTGAAAGCTGCGCGGAGTGCATTTTTATCAACCATGAGTTGAGACTCTCATAAAGGTTGCGCAATAGTCAGTTGATCTATAACATCAACCACGAGTTGATAAGTGGAGGTTTCCATGTTGGATCCCGTAGATTTTCCGAATGCCATCGCATTCGCTTTTGAAGCCGTAGGCGGCATTGGGGCCGCTGCCAAAGTTTGCGACCGAAGCTATCAAGCGCTGAACAAGTGGCGCCAAGCTGCATGCTTACCGCGAACCGATTACACCGGTGAAACCCAATACGCTGCGCTTCTGGCGACAGCTGCTAAGCAGAAGGGCAACGTGTTCGAAGCCACTTGGCTTTTGCATGCATCCGCACCTCATAGAGCTGCAGCATAACTAGAAAAAAGGCGACCCAAAGGCCGCCCAGTTCCTCCCGACACGCACCACCACAGCGCTGTCGGGTCGCAGTAAAGGTAGGCGGGCACACCACATGCTAACCACCGCCCTTTACTGCGCTTTCCAAGGCACGGATGCCTTGGTGTTGCTGCCTTTTCCACCACAGATTGGGCAGCTTTTGCGCCAGAGGTGAACAACGGATTGTTCGCCTCGGCACGGTGCCGGTGTCGATCCTGAAGATCTAGCCGGCGTTTGGGCCCTTTCAAGCCACGCGGCAAATGTATCACCACTGCATGTCGCGCGGCACTGGCAACTTTTAAGGATTAATGCCATGAGCCGAATCGTACTGAGTTCAGTTGAGCGGGCGCAGCGGGAAGTCTTGCCGCTCGATCTCGCGCTTTACCATGCTGCTCGGGATTATCCCGGCGGCGCCGCTGCAATCGCTGCCACCACTGGCAGAAACGCCACCACTCTGCAACACAAGCTCTCACCCACGCACCCCAGCCATACGGTGAATATTCAGGAGTTCGGCGAGATCCTGGAGTTAACCAAGGATCGCCGCATTCTGGATGCGGTGCATTCGCTGGTTGCTGATACGACCTGGCAGGAACTGGCCGAGGCGTACACCAATGACATGCCCGAAACTTTGACCACCGGCATTGCTGAGTACTTTCGCCAAGTGGCAGATTTGGCTGATACCTGGGCCAAGAGCATCGGCGATGGGGTGGTGTCCGACGAGGAACTCGCCGCAATTCGTCTGCAGGTGTTTCGGGGGATTCAGGGGCTGCTGGGAATGTTCAACCGAGCCACGTATGTCAATCAGACTACTTGGGGGGCTGACCGTGGCTGATATTGCTGACTTCGCTAATGACTTGGTGCAGGAACGCCTTGATCAGGCGCTGGCGGCGCGTATTGCCTCAAAGTCTGCGTCGGTAGTTCATTCGTTTTTATTTTGCGAGGGATGCGACGACCCAATCCCTGAAGGTCGCCGAGTCGCATTGCCGGGTTGCACGCAGTGCGTGCAATGCCAGTCAATCGATGAACAGCGGGAGGCACGCCATGCTTGATGAGGTATTGGTTCAGTTCGCAGACTACGGCTTGGAGCCGGCGCAACCGCTGGTGTTCGGCAAGCTGACCCGCTGCAAGACCACGCAGGACAAGGGCAAGGAAAAGAACGGTTGGTACGTCGTTCACGAGCAGCGCACCGATAAGGGCGACACGCTGATTTTCGGCGCTTTCGGTGACTGGCGTTCGGGCGAAACACAGAAGATCAAGGTCAAGGCCGGGCGGATGTCGCCGGAAGAGCGTGAAGTGATGCGCGCCCGCCAGGAAGAAGCCAAGCGCCGCGCCGTCGAAATCGCGAATAACGCTGCGCGACGGGCCGCAAAAAGGGCGCAGGGTTTGTTCGAGCGTATGCCCACCACCGGGCGCAGTGACTACCTGGACCGCAAGCAGATCGTCGGCATCAAGGTGCGTTATGCACCGCGCACCGGTGCCGTTCTGGTGCCGATGAACAATGCCCGTGATCAGATCATGGGCCTGCAGGTGATCTTCCCGAGCAAGCAGGAAGAGACCGGCCGCGACAAGTCCTACTGGCCTTACGGGATGGCGAAGGAAGGCACGTTCCACCTACTCGGTCCGCACCCGGTGCCAGGCGAGCCGGTGCTGGTCTGTGAGGGGTACGCCACTGGCGCCAGCTTGCACATGGCAACCTCGCTCGCCGTGGCCGTGGCCTTCGATGCGGGTAACTTGTTGGCGGTGTGCAAGGTAATGCGTGAGCGTTTCTCCGGTTGTCCGCTGATCATCTGTCGCGACGATGACTGGAAAACCACAAAGCCGAACGGCGATGCCTGGAACCCGGGTGAGGAGAAGGCCAGCAACGCGGCGCTGATCGTTGGCGCCCAAGTGGTCGCACCGATCTTTTCAGTTGTGCGTGAAGACAAGTGGACCGACTTCAACGACCTACACGTCGCCGAAGGGCTGGAGGCGGTACGCCGTCAGGTGCTGGCCGTAGTTCGTCCCCCGGCCGCTGGCGGCTGGAAGGATCTGCTGGCCCGAAGCGACAGCGGCGCGCTTATCGCGCATATGCAGAATGTCGAATTGATCTTGGGGAATGATGAGCGTTGGACTGGGGTGATTGGCTATAGCGTGTTCAGTTCGAAGATCATCAAGCTGCGTGCCGCACCTTATGGCGGTGCTGCTGGTGACTGGGCTGACATCGATGATATGCGGGTGATGAAGTGGCTTGCACAGCAGTACAACCTGCGGGTTAAGGCATCCCACGTGATTGAGGCGGTCAGCGTGGTCGCACATGACCACGCCTTTCACCCCGTGCGTGAGTACCTAGAGAAGCTTGTTTGGGATCGGGTCCCTAGGCTGGAAAGTTGGTTGACCGACGTGCTGGGGGTTGAGGCCAGTGAGTACTCGGCCAAGGTGGGCAAACGCTGGCCCATCTCGGCGGTAGCTCGGGTGATGCGCCCAGGCTGCAAGGCTGACTCGGTGATGATCCTCGAAGGCGGGCAGGGTGAAGGTAAGTCCACAGCGATGGGGATTCTTGGCGGCGAGTGGTTTATGGATACGCCGTTTGCCCTAGGTGACAAGGACAGTTTTCAGGCGATTCGCGGTAAATGGATTGTGGAGCTGGGAGAGCTGGACAGCTTCAACAAGGCTGAGAGCACCAAGGCCAAACAGTTCTTTTCAGCATCCATCGACACCTACCGCGAGAGCTACGGCCGCAGAACAAATGACGTGCCACGCCAGTGTGTGTTCGTGGGTACTACCAACCAGGAGGAATACCTCAAGGACGCCACGGGCAACCGGCGTTATTGGCCGGTGTTCTGCAATAAGGTTGACCTCGATGCACTGCGCGAGATCCGCGACCAGCTATGGGCCGAGGCGGTGTTTTGCTATGAGGCCGGTGATATCTGGTGGGTGACCAAGGACGAGTCGTGGATGTTTGCCGAGGCTCAGGATGAGCGCTTTGTGGTGGACGAGTGGGAGGGGCCGATATTGCATTGGTTGGAGGAGTCGCAGATTGGCGAAACCACGACAGGCAACGAGATTCTGAGCCAGGCCCTCAAGCTGGATTACGGCCACTGGGGCAAGCCGGAGCAGATGCGCGTAGGGGCGATCATGCATCGGCTTGGTTGGCGCAAGAAGCGCGTTACGGCATTGCCCAAAAGCGGTGTGCGGCAATGGGCGTATCAGAAGCCTGCTACGTGGGGGCGTAACACTGCTTTGCAGCAGGCTCCGATCGAGGAGCCTTGCTTTGATTAAGCGAATCGATGAGATGCTCAAGCTTTGGGCGCAGGATCTTCATTCGCCGTTGCCCGAGGGCTATGTCGGGGCGAGTGGGGGGAACATGATCGCGATGCTGATGGAGTGCAAGGGGGAGCTGATACGGGGGACCCGGGGCAGCCGGGTGTTGTTGGATGAGTCGGCGGATATTGAGCTGATCGTCAATAAACACTTGCCGCCACAGTTGTCGGTGGTCGTGCGGGAGCATTACTGCAATCAAGAAAGCTTTCTGTCGCAGAAGTACACCCAGTGTGGGTGTAGCCGCGATACGTACTATCAGCGCCTGCATGAGGCGCATGTGCACATTGCTGGCCTGTTGATGGGGAAGGCTGCATGACGTCTGGCATCACTCCGTCTGTCTCTGTCCTACTGTCCGGCCTTGTCCTACTGTCATTTACGGCAGTAGGACAGGCGCAGGCCGCGTCGTTGCTGGGGTGTCCTACCGTCCTACCTTCACCCACGTCATGCATACATGTGCGTAGCGGGCATGTGTTCGCGCCCATGGCGCGCACGCGTGTTTTTAGCTTTTTCTCTATACACGAGAGAAAGGTAAAAAAGGTAGGACAGTAGGGCAGAGTCACGAATTTAAAGGGCTTCAGCTGTCCTACTTCGATTCTGAATAGTGGGACAGGTAGGGCAGCGCCAGAGGCGCTGAAAGCCGAAATAAAGATATTCACCGACATTGCCTAGGCGTAGCCCAGACATTCACCGGGTGGCATTAAAGTGGGGTTGCTGCCACCGGAATCCACCTGTAAAAAGTAGTCATCTTCGATAGGTGCGACCGCAGAGAGCGGCAGGCACACACCAAACCCGGCCATTGCGCCGGGTTTTTGCGTTTATGGAGTAGGGCGATGACGAACGAGCAGCAAGCGCTGGCAGAGATGCCAATCTGGTTAGTGATCGTCCTGGCCTTGGTCGGCGGCGTATCGGGCGAGATGTGGCGAGCCGACAAGGATGGGGCGCGGGGATGGGTGTTGTTGCGACGCTTGGCGCTGCGGTCCGGTGCCTGCATTGCCTGCGGGGTATCGGCGATGATGTTGATGATCGCCGCCGGCATGTCGATCTGGGCGGCGGGCAGCTTGGGTTGCCTGACCGCGATGGCCGGCGCCGATGTTGCAATCGGCTTGTACGAGCGCTGGGCTGCCAGGCGGCTGGGCGTGTGCGAAGTGCCACCCGCAGGGGGCGAGCAGGGGTGACGCACCGTTCCGGGGCGCCGCAAATCGCCGGGGACCCTGGGGTTATTCAAGGGGTACGGGGTCGGAAACCCGCGGGAAAGTGTTAGCGGCAGGGTTGCCAGCTTACTGAAATTCAATCCATTGAAATTGAAAGGTTTGCATTGAAAAGCCGTTGAAAAGGAGGGCTTATGACAGAACCAATGTACCTGTCAAAGAGCGCCTTCGCGGCTCGGATCGGCAGGGCACCCAGCTACATCACCTGGTTGAAAAACAACAACCGTCTGGTACTCACCGCCGACGGAAAACAGGTCGATGTCACGGCCAGCGAAGCGTTGATTCGCGACACCGCTGACCCGAGCAAAGCCGCCGTTGCTGATCGGCATCACCAGGATCGGCTGCAGCGTGACGTGTACAGCCAGCTGTCCAGCGAGGTCGAGCCGACTGCAACGGCTGCGCCACCGCCAGTGATTGCCCCTGGCGGACAACTGCCAGACTTCCAGAAAGCGCGTGCCTTGCGCGAACACAACCTGGCCCAGCTCGCCGAGATCGAGTTGCACAAGGCCAAAGGCTCACTGGTGTTCGCGACGGCGGTACAGACGGGCGCCTACAACGCTGGCCGCATGCTGCGCGATCAATTGCTGGGCATGCCGCCGCAGCTGGCCCCCGAACTGGCCTCCATGACCGACCCGTGGGAAATCGAAAAGCACCTGACGGCGGCGATCCGTCGCTCGCTGGAGGATGCCGAGCGCATGTCCTCAGCGGATCTTGAACACGCACTGACTATGAGTTGACCTATGCCCACGGACATTCCTGACGGTGCAGAGGTGTACCGCGAGGCGTACTTCCGTGGGCTGCGGCCCGACCCGGATGTCTGGATCGATCAGTGGGCCGATGAGTACATGCGGATCCCGCGTGACACTGGCGCCGCTGAGCCCGGCCAGTACCGGACTTCGCGCACACCCTATGCCCGCGAACCCATGCGTTGCCTGTCGCCGGCTCACCCGTGCAAGCGCGTGATTACCATGGTTGCGTCGCAGCTGATGAAAACCCAGATTGGTCTGAACTGGATCGGTGGCCTGATGCACATGGCGCCGTCGAACATCCTGGCGCTGTTGCCCAGTCTGGGCCTGGCCAAACGGGTGTCGTCGCGAATCGGCAAAACCATCAAGGCGACGCCTGTATTGCGCGAGCGTGTCGCGGCTAACCGCTCGCGGGACTCGCGCAATACCATGGACACCAAGGAGTTCGAGGGCGGGACGTTGTACGTCACCACAGCGGGCTCGGCGGCCAACCTGTCGGAGTTGTCGGCGCGCTACGTGTATGGCGACGAGATCGACCGTTGGGAAGTGGACATCGGCGAGGAGGGTGACCCTATCGAGTTGGCGGAAACCCGGGGCAGTACCTTCGGTCGCAACGCCAAGTTCTACTTTTCCAGCTCGCCCACGATCAAGGGCGCCTCGCGGATTTCCGACCTGTTCGACGGCAGTGACCAGCGTCACTACTACGTGCCGTGTCCGAGCTGTGGTCACATGCAAACCCTGGAATGGGAGCGCCTGCATTACTCGAAGGATTACAGCGTCGTGCACTATCAGTGCGCTGGCCCTGACTGCGACGTGCTGATTGAGGAGTTCCACAAGGGCGAAATGCTCACCCACGGCGAGTGGCGTGCCCACGCCGAAGGCGATGGCGAAACAGTTGGGTTTCACCTTAACGCGCTGTATTCGCCCCTCGGTTGGATGGACTGGAAGTCGCTGGCCAAACAGTTTGAAAAGGCCAAAAAGGCCCAGGCTAAAGGCGATCTGGAACCCATGCAGGTGTTCTACAACACCCGTCTGGCCAAGGTGTGGGACAGCGCGCAGGAGCAAACCAAGGCCGACACCTTGCGCAAACGGGCACGCTTGGAGCTCTTCGGACTCGGTTCGATGCCGGCTGCAGTGTTGATGATCACCGGTTCGGTCGACGTGCAGGCCAACCGCCTGGAGTTCATGGCCATGGGCTGGGGCGTCGGCATGGAGCGCT